ATATTCCCTCCTCTGGTATTCTTAACAAGTGTATTGTTGAGTCTGAGTATGGTGCAAAGATTCAATACTTCCTTGGGAAGAATAAGGAACGAGCTGAAGTGCTAGCAAAGTTGACACGTACCAAGGACGTGGTAACTGAGTTAGCGAAACTGGAACTAGAAATTGGTTCTGAGGATTTAAATCCAGATGAATCAATCACTCCTATATCCCCAGTTGGTGGTGGCAGAGCACCTGTAAAAAAATCCCTTGAGAAAATGTCTACTGATGATTACATGGCACAACGCCAAGCTGAATTAAACAAAACACGACGTTTTAACTAACCAAGAAGGACAAAATGGCTAATAATCTAATCACTCCAAACATCATTGCTCGTGAAGCTCTCTTCATGGTGGTGAATATGATGGTCATGGGAAATCTCGTGAACCGTCGGTATTCAAATGAGTTTAACGAAGTTGGCGATACGATTCGCGTTCGCAAGCCCGTTAAGTTCTTGACTGTTGATGGTCCGGTAATCACGGGTCAGATTCAGTCTGTGAAGGAAAATTCGACAGACGTTACGATCGATCAAAACCCGGTTGTTCCGTTCCAGTTCGAAGACAAAGACATGGCGCTTACGATTGGCGACTTTCGTGAACGTTATATCATTCCTGCTGCTAATGCGTTGGCTAACCGGGTTGACCGGTCTTTGACCAACCTTGCATTGCAAGTCCCCAATTTGGTTGGTACTCCTGGTACCACTCCGGATGACTTCGATGCAGTTGCCGCAGCAGCTGAAATGTTGGATCGTTGTTCGACTCCTCGCGATGGATTGCGTTCGCTTGTGATTGACCCTCGGGCTAATCGCATGTTGGCGTCTTCTTTCCAAGCGGGTTTCAATCCTCAGGACATGCAGGGTCAGACCTTTAAAAACGGTCTGGTTAAGAATGCAGCTGGGTTTGATATCTATATGGATCAGAACATCGTTGCGCATCAGGATCTCGTATTGACTGCTCCCGTTACTGTTAATGGTGCCGCTCAAACCGGTTCCGTTCTTAACGTGACGTTCGGTACACCTGGTGAAGGGTACAAGAAGGGTGCGATCATCACGCTGCCTACTGTTAACAAGATTAACGATATCTCTAAAGAAGATACCGGTTTCTTGCAGCAGTTTGTAGTTACAGCAGATGTAACGTCTGCTTTGATTACTGGTGCCGCAGCTGTTTCCATCTATCCTGCTATTGTGCCTCCGGCTCTCGATACCCCGGAATCGACTGTCACCAACTCGCCTATTACCACTAACGTGGTAACCTTGGTTACGGCTGGTGCTGTGATTCTGACCCCGGTATTCTCTCGGCAGAATATCGCTTTCCATCGAGATGCCTTCGGTTTCGTCTCGGCCAACCTTCGTGTCCCTCAGGGCATGGATATGGCTGAGGTTGTTAGCTACAAGGGAGTAACGATGCGGTTTGTCCGTGGATTCGATATCGGAACGGGAAGGTTTATCTCCCGTCTTGAACTCCTCTACGGAATCTGCACGTTCTACAAGGACATGGCTTCCAGAGTGGCTGGATAAGTCATGAAAGTCAAGGCGATAAACATTGTAAAAAGTGCGATGCGCCTTGTCAATGCATTAGGTGCAGGGCAGACTCCGTCTGGAGAAGACCAAGAGGATGCCCTGCAAATTTTGAATGAACTGTTTGATGAATGGTCATTAGAACGGTGGATGCAATCAATACGAAAAGAAGAGACCTTTAACTTAGTACCAGGAGTAGGCATTTATCCATTAGGGATTACTACAGTACCTCCTCCTAATACTATATCAATTGCTAAGCCTATTCGAATTGAAATAGCTAGCATATTGCAAGGTAGTACTTCTACTGAATTGAAGTTTCTTAATGAGGCAGACTATGCTGCTTATACAGATAAAGTAACGCCTGGTACTCCTGGTGCCTTTGCTTACAGATCCGGTACAGCTGATACAGGTTTACTCTACATACTTCCAATCCCTGTAAATATCCTACCATTAACTATTTGGTCATGGATTCCATTTACGGGGTTCGCTACTGTGCAGTCTGAAATTGATGTTGCACCTGGAGTAAAGAAATTACTTAAGTATGCTTTAGCTGTTGAAATGGCACCTGAATGGACAGGTAAAGATGCAAGTGCTACGATACAGATAAAGGCAGATGATTTGAAAGCCAATGTTAAAAGGATAAATACTCTGGCTATTAAATATCCGTTTGATGCAGTTGGTAATCTTTACCCACGAAGAAGTTCTTTTAACGTTATGACTGGAAAAGGATAATGGGCTATTCAGCTATACCTTTTGTAGGAGAAGCTTATACAGCTAGGAGCAAGTCTCTTGACTCGCAAACCTGTATTAACTTTTACCTAGAGTCTGGTAGAGCTGATAGCAAGTCACCTGCAGCACTTTATGGCACACCAGGTACTACTATATTTGCAGATGCTGGGTTAGCTGAAGGCAGGGCTATATGGTCTACTTCAATAGGAAGACTATTTGTAGTTGTTGGTAACGAATTAGCAGAAGTCTTTTCTAATGGATCAGTTGTAGTAAAAGCTACTCTTAATACTTCTGTTGGCTTTTGTGAGATGTCCGATAACGGATTCCAACTCATTATAGTAGATGGACTTAACGGTTATATACTATCTCTTAGTACTTACTTGAGCGATTATCCAGTTGCTAATACACCATATATTGATGGCGACTTTACTGTTATTACTAATGGTCCATTTGTAATTCCTCCTCTTACCCAAAATGAATTTCCTAATGGAACTAAGTCTGTATCTTATGTTGATGGCTATTTTTTAGTATTACAGGACTTACAACAAGGTCTATTTGCTATATCTAAATTAAGAGATGGATTGATTTGGCAACCGTTAGATTCTGGTAGTGCAGAAGGTTCACCAGACAAGCTTATTCGTGGAATGGCTAGTAATCGACGTTACTGGACACTTGGAAGTAAGTCTGTTGAAGTCTTTTGGAACTCAGGTGGAGATGCTACCTTCACATTCCCATTCGATCGTATAGAAGGTTCATTCGCAGATATTGGTTGCCTGTCTCCTACCTCAGTTGCTACGCTAAGAGATCTGATTTTTTGGCTTGGTGCTAGCAGAGACGGTTCTGCAGCAATTTGGATGGGTGAAGGTTACACTCCTAAGAAAGTATCTAACCCAGCTATTGAGTTGGGGTTGGACAACTGGACTGATGCTATAGGCTGGGCTTATGAAAAAGAAGGTCATGCTTTCTATGTTGTAAGCTCTAAGATAAATAATAAGACTTGGTGCTTTGATATCACAACCAATAGCTGGCATCAGAGAAGTTACCGAGACCCGTTTACTGCAGAAAATAAGAACCATCATATCATTGCGCATGCGTATGCGTTTAATCTTAACCTTGTTCTATCCAGCATAAATGGTAAGATCTTTGAGTTGAGCAATGACGTGTATACTGATGATGGGGCTACTATTGTCAGAGAACGTGCTTGCCAACATATGTCCAAGAATGGGGATAGGGTTGTATACAGTAGCTTATGGGTAGACATGGAAGTTGGAGTAGGTCTTGGTTTTGGACCTACTGAAGAGTCTGCCGCTAATCCTCAGCTTATGATGGACTACAGTGATGATGGTGGTTACTCTTTCGGTAACGAACTTTGGAGAGACATTGGTAAAGTAGGACACAGGCAAGAAAGAATCCAGTTCCATAGACTTGGAATGTCACGAGACAGGGTCTTTAGAATAAAGACTTCTGCTCCTGTAAAGATTGTCGTATTAGGAGCAGCCGCTCTACTAGGCGCGGAGGACGAAGATGGCTAGAGTATTAGCAGTCCCTCCTACAATAGTTAAAATACAAATAGTCGATGATAAAGGGATGCCAACAAAAGCATTCACAGACTTTTTGCAAGCAGTACTCAAACGCCTCAATGACCCTGGCTTAGGTCAGATATATGTTGAGAATGGTGACTTGGTTTGGAATGATGCAACACAAACTCCACATGTGATTGTGGTTGCTTAGGAGTATGTATGGCTGATACAGTTAGCAATATAGGAACTGGGGCTGTTGCAGGAACTGCAGTAGGTGGCCCAGTAGGTGGGGCAGTTGGCGCTGCGTTAGGTGCTGGTGTTTCCATCATGCAATCTATATTTGCATCTCGTGCCCAAGATAGGGCTAATAAAGCAATTCAACAAAGTCTTGAAAAAGCTTCTGGAACTTTAAAAGATGAGTTTGCTAAAACAGAACAAGGCTACAGTCCCTATACTAAAGGTGGAGCTCAAGCATTCACTGATATTGCTGGAAAACAAACAAGTGGTTTTTATGATGAACAATTCGACATGGCGAAATTTAACCAAGATCCGGGTGTAGCCTTTAGAATGCAAGAAGCCAATAACGCTTTATATCGTAGCGCCTCTGCTAGGGGTA